TGCCGCCGCTCCGGCTCCGAAAGTTCCCTCACCGCCGGGCAATGCAATGAGAAACACGTTGCTAGCATCTGAGTTGCCTCCACTTACCTTTAGATTAATCCTTTGCAGATAGACAATCTCTTTACCCTTGCCGCTTCCAGTGTATGGAATGTAGTTGTTAGTGTCGTTCTTAACGTCAGCCACCGAAGCAACCCTGAAGCCAGTTGTCCTTGTGTTTGCATCATACCGATAGACATAGACAAGGTTGGGATCTGCGTCAACGACTCTGGCCATCTCTGCTTCGACAGCATACTGCATGACCTGCCCCCTAGTTAGGCCACCAATAGTCGGGTCGATTGGGCTCAGGAGACTACCCACATCTAGACCGTTGTTCTGAACCCATCTGCCGATTGTGGTGTACAAGGAGTCCTTCGACTCCCATGCGGCTTGGCTTCCTGATAGAAGATTTGCCAAGGCAATCATTACGTTCTGCTTGTCATACGCTGGGTAGGTCTTGAGGATCTCATCAATCACAGACTTTACCGAACCGTCGCCTGAACCTAGGCTAAGGTTTCCGCCGGCAATCATAGCGGCATCGTCCGCCATATTCGCGTCGTTAAATGTTGGATCGTCTGCGATAACGCCTACCTCAGCTGCATACTCCGCTAGTGCGGTTACTGTCGCGTATGGGTCAGATGTTCCAGAAACTCCTACTGTTCCGCCAGTTGCTGCGATGGCATCCTGGAACTTCTGAGCAGCGCCACGTCCAGCAGATTGGAATCCACCGTCTGCGGCAGCCTGCGAAAGCTGTCGTGCAATTGCGAGAAGGTCCTTTGACTGCTCTGGATACAACTGTGCCAGTCTCGTTGCCTCGGCAGAGAACGTAGATGCTGACTGTAGAAGTGTGGCAATCTGCTCTTGGCTATATCCAGCAGCGGCTGCGGCGTCGTAAATAAGTTGGGACATTCTAATGCCCGACTCTTGCATGGCCCCGCCCAAGGCGTTGAGGAACCCAGAGCCGTCTCCAGTAACTGTCGCGCTAAGAGCGTTGACTATTGACTGGGAACTGAATCTCTTCGGAAAGATAGGGAGTAGGAACTTCTGCAACGCCTGAGCGACAGCGAGCTGCTCATCCTTAATGCCATCAACGACAGCCTTCGTCTTAGCGTTCGCGGCGTCAATCTCCCCTGCCTTGATGTACTTGGACCTAGCATTGAGGATGTTTTGGTACAGTTGACTATCGGTCGTGATGCCTGCTGCTCGTGCCCTCTCCAACTCCTTGTCGTAGAACTTCACAAGGTCATCGGCAGTCTTCGTACCTTCGTCGTACTCTCGACCGAGTGATCCAGATGTAGAGGTAAGCTGAGAGGTAAACAGGGTAAGTCTGATCCTGCTTCTGTCTGCATCGGTAAGTGATGGATTGTTTGCAAGATTGGTCATGAGGGTTTCAAACTGTCCAAGCTCAAGTGTTCCAGACCCAGTACCACCGAACAGAGAGAAGTCGATGCTGGTGCTGTTGTTGAATGCGCTAGATAGCAGGGCCTCTTGGTCGCCAAGTGAGGCAATCCGGAACTCCTCGGCACGCTGGATAAGGCTGTTATATCCAGCGTTGTCTCCGGACTGCCGAGCAAGATCTGCCTGGCTAAGGTACCACTGGTAAACGGACGCAGCGGTTGCAGAAATAGTCGTGCCACCAGAAGAGAACGTGTTTGTAGATACGCCACCGCGCATGTTGTTGCGGTACGAGCGAATCATCGTGTCCTCTTGATCGTTCCTCTCTTCACGAAGAAGTGAGTAGATGAGAGAACTTAGGTTCTGGCTACCAGATGTTGATCTACCGAATCTACCTTGACGTGCCATTTATTGTCCTCCACCAAGTGCGGCCAGTAATTCAGGCGGCAATTGCTCTGCTGATACTTCTCCCTGAGGGGCGTTAGGCATTGCTGATCCAGCGTTCTGCGCGTTTCCAGGCATCATCTCTGGAGGTAGGTTACCCATCTCTCCACCGTTCATCATCGGCTGGCCGCCCGGTGCGCCCTGCTGACGGTAGGCGTTCATCGCGCTTTCCTGCTGCGCCTGCAGCTGCATCTGGGCCTGAGCCTGCTGCTCCTGCATCTGCTGCATCTGGACGCCCTGAGCCTGTAGCTGCTGGAACAGGGCCATGAGGTTACCCATGGTCATGACCGCTGCTGGGTTGAGGGTTGCGTCAGTCTGCTCGTCTCGGATCAGGTCCTTCTCGCCTTCTGGGTCCTCTACGCCAACGCGATCCATTGCGCGCTCGGCAGACCAGATGCGGCCCTGAACAAGGTTGAGTGCAGTCTGTGCAAGTTCAAGAGTATCTCGTGGCGTAAGTTCAGGTGGCACGATCTCAAGACGGTACTCGCCCTGGAGGATCTCTGCGATCTGCGGGTCCTTCTGTTCCCACATACGTGCCGATACTTCCCACACGCGCTTGATCCAGGAGTAGAGAAGCTTGCGCTTAGGTGCGATTCTCTGCTCGTAGTTAGCAACGAGCGAGGCAATCGCTCGGCTTGAGCCGAGAACGCTGGATGGCGCAAGGCCAAGGAGAAGGTCGTTGAGTCCCGTGACTACCGCGATCTCTCGGTCAATGCGTCGGTTGTAGTCTTCAATCTGGAACTGTGGGATGAATGGCTGGATGGCACGCAGTTCGTTTCCAGGTCCAGGTGTCGCCACGCGGCCAGGCTTAGGGATTGCGTTGGCTGGTACCTCATCCGGTGCGTCGCCTCCAACGAGCTGCCACATCTGACCGCCGACGATCGACTGGATCATCTGTGCCTGAGCAGTGATTCGCTCGTCCTTCTCTCGGAGAAGCTGCTCTACGTCGAATAGTTCTGATCTACCGTATGGGCTACCAGGGATGATGCTGTTTCGAAGTACGATGTACGGAAGGTCGCCAGCAAGTTCTGGGTGCTTGGTCTCTGAGACAACGGTGTTGCCGACGATGAGGGCGTTCATAACCATAGGCGGCGTACCAGCCTTCTGCGGTACCTTGTACCAGTAGTCAAGAACGGTGATGCGCATCTCGTCGTAGGCGGTGTTGATCTTGTTGGGCTGGCGCTGGTACTCCTTGGTGTACATGTTGGCAAGCGGGTCAGCATGGCTGGACCCGGTTGTGTATGGAGTCCACTTGTTTCCGTCGCGTACCGGCACTACGGAGATGCCGAAGTCTTCCTCTACTGCCTGTGGGCTGAGCCCGTAGCTGTAGATTGCCCAGTCGACTCTGTTGTAGTTCGAGTCTCCGAAGCCCATGTAGAGGTTCTCAGGAGTGTCGATGATGTGAAGCTTAGGGATGCCGCGCTTGTTGTCCCACGAGACCTTGGCTGCCGTGTGCCCGTATAGGCACTTGTAGAGGCAGGCCTCCTCCATCCGGACGTCGAACTCGTTCGCTTCTGCCCAGGCAAAGAAAATCCGCTCTCGACGAGCGGCTGACGATCTACCCTCTTTGCTGAGGTCGGTGGCTACATAGTTGATGATAGGCTGGATAGCCTGGATGGACGATGGGATGTTGACGTAGGCAGGGTGGACGTTGACAGAGACGTGTGCCTTACCAGCCGTGCGTGCGCTTGGGTCTTCTGCCCAGTGGTCAGCACCGCCCAGCGTTGAGGTCTGTGGGTAGTAGAAGTGGTCATGGCGTCGGAACTGGGTACGGAGACGCATCATCTCCGGCTCCTGCATCTGCTTACGGCTGTAGGCTTCGGAGATAATGTTGTACTGTGGGTCGGCTGTAGGGTCAATGCCACGCATCTGAAGAGACGCTTCAGCCAGACTTACTGACTTCTTCGCCTCATCGGCTAGTGTTACCTTACGCTTTGCCATTAATCAGAACCTCCAAAGTATAGGAATGACGGATTGTCAAGTGCCTTGCCGTTGTTTCTAATCGCATGTCGCAGGGCCACGGCTAGTGCCATGACTGCATCCTGCTCAATCTTCTTGTCGTCAAGTTTGTAGGAGAGTAGTTGCCTGCGGAGCCGTAGCCAAACCCCAGTCTTGGGGAAGATGAGCCTTCTCTTGTCTAGCGCTGCACGCAGGTCGGACAAGATGTCGAGCTTCTTGGCCTTGGTACCACCAAAGTCGTACCCCCTTAGCGGCTTGATGACGCTGAACTCTTCTTTGAAGAGCTTACCGCCGAAGCCAGTCTCATCCACAATGGTTAGGCAGGATGAGTCTTGATTGAATAGAAGGTGATTCTCGCGTACCATGTTGACTACCGCCTGGATTGTCTGCTTGCCGCTTCTGGCCCTAGCCCTGACACCAGTGATTCTGTTGGTCTCTGTGTAGTCCAGTACGATAGCCCAGGTGGAGTCAGATGCGATTCCAGGATCTACACCCTGTACATATCTCCTACGAGACTTGGGCTGCTCTTCTTCTGGGATGTCCATGAAGCATGCTTCAATGGCCTCAGAGGAGAAGTAAGAATCTTTAGCCTCAATGAAGAATCCATCAATGTTCTGTGCAATGAGGTAATCAGATTGTTGGCGGATGATAGCCTCAAACGTGTCCGGTGTCAACCCGTAACCTACATTATCCCTAGTTGATAGTCGGAAGGAGAATACTTGTGGGTCTCGATCCACCCTTGTAGGGTTCCCCATGTCCCACAGATCGGCGTAATCGTTGATCCCCTCGGTCGGAGTACCGATGAAGTGGAGCTGGCCCCCTGTGGACAGGCGCCGTAGGTTAAGTACCTCTTGGTAGATCTGCATAAGGTGGGGCTCGAATGCCGCCTCGTCGAAGGAGATTCCGTTCATGTCCTTGCCCAGCAGCGCCTTGGCCTTGTCCTGGGTGGTGCGGAAGTTAACGTTAGCCCCGCCGACTAGTGGGTGGAACTGTAGCCAGAGGTACTCACCCCTGTACTTCTTTGTGTGGTCCACTACCTTGCCGATCTCGGAGATCAGAGGGCAGCCCCGGCCTCTCTGTGCCGGGTGACCGCCCTCTAGAATCATCGAGACTTCGCGGTGCACCAGCTCCGCTGTCTCCTGTTGAATCCCCACGTGGTACCACTCATACGGTGCGTTCTGCCAGCGCATGGCATCCTCTGCGGTACCGTCAGGTGGCTGAATACCAAGCTTGTAGAATGCGCTATGGAAGACGGCGACTGCCATTCCTAGTGTCTTGCCAGCACGGTTGCCAGCAGAGCAGACAGTGGTTAGGTACTTAGGACGCCATCCGGACTCATCCCGTGCTGCGATACCCTCTACCCATGCAATCTGTCCAGCATGGAGTTCGATCCCAAGCCAACGCTTGGCGAAGAATACAGGGTCGTTCCTGCCAGCAGCCAGGTCTCTGGCCGCATCGCTAGTTACATTCACTTCTTCTTGGCTGTCTTGGCTGAGTCCTTAAAGTCCTTGGCGCTAGGTGCGCCCTTGCTTCCTGGCTTTCGCATCTTCTCTCCAGAGCCGGCGGCAATCCGCTTCTTCTTAGCGTTAATGTTTGCGTATAGTCCCTTAGCCACGTTTCGCTCCCTTCTTAATCCTGGAGACGACAAGCTTCCCTGCCTTCTCCTTTACAGCCATCCCTGCGCGCTCGGTCTGAGCCTTGAGGGACCTGTACTTCTGGGCGACGGTCATCTTCTTCGTCTTAGCCATTCTTCTTCCCTTTGTTCCTGGCGCTAATCGCGGCAGCCTTCTTCTTGGCGTCGGCCTTGCTGCTAGCTCCCCATGCCTGTAGGCTAAGGAGCAGACGAGTAGGTCTTCCCTTCTCGTCTTTCTCTGGTCCTGGCATCCCGCCCATACGGGCTAGGAATGAGGCACGGCGTGGGTTGTCACCAGACTTGACTGGGGCCTTAAGGGTGCCGCCCTTGTAGGAGGCACGACCCTTGGCGTTCAAGCCGCCCTTAGGGTCTTTACCTTCCTTGCGTGTCCAGGCTGGTGTCTTAGGCATTATCGAAGGTTCTTGTTCTTGCGAACAACTTTTCGAGTTGTCGCAGCAGTGGTTCTTCTTGGTCCAGCTGCTCTGTAGTCAAGAGTCTTCTTCATTGCATTCGTAATCATATCAAAGTCCACACCGCCCGACCCACCACCGTAGTCAAACGGATCATAATATGCATCATCAATATTGACCGTCTCTGTGAATCCTTTATATCTAGTGTTTACAATTCTTCCTGAAACTGGACGAAGGAAATCTGGTCTAGTGTCATCAAGACCAATTTTTCCTCTCTTGAGATTTCTTACCTCAAAGATTTGAGCTGCTTTTTCGTACGCCTTGTCATAAGATGTT